CCGCCAGCGTACTGCTGGCATGACTACCCGCAAACCCCGCGCTATGACCGAAGACGAATTGATGGACAGGGTGGAAGATAAGAGCGGTCTGAAGCGTGGCGGCATGGCTATGACCGTTAAGGGCAGCAACTACACTGGCGGCACCCGTCCGACCGGTGGCCGTATTGCCCGCGCTACGGGTGGTGGCCTGTTGAATGCGATGAATGATGACGCTCCCAAGTCCAAGAAGAGCGGCAAGACCAACATCAACATCATCATCAACCCGCACAAGATGGACAACCAGCCTCCGGCTCCGGGCGCTCCGATGCCCCCGCCGCCCCGTCCAATGCCGCCCCCGCCGCCCCCGATGCCGCCGATGGGCGCTCCTCCGGGAATGCCGCCGGGTGGAATGCCCCCCGGTATGCCCCCGGTCGGTGGTCCGCCTCCGGGTATGCCGCCGATGCCGCGCAAGTCTGGCGGCAAGGTCGGTCACCGCAGCTATAGTTCCTACGAGGATATGGACGCTGGTTCTGGCGGCGGGCTTGGTCGCCTTGAGAAGATCGAGATTGCCAAGAAGAAGTATGTCAAGCCGGTCTAAGTTGCCAATCTGGTAATTAGTAACTATATGTAGTGGGCCGGGGGAAACCTCGGCCCATTTTTTTGCTTGATAAAGGGGTTTCATGCAAACAATTGATACGGTTTTTCAGCGCGAATTAAAGCGTCTGATTGCTCATAGGATATTGGATTTAAAGGATAATTTGTCAGTTAACTCTTACGAAAATGTAGCTGATTTTAAGTATCTGATGGGGAAAATCGCGGCTCTAAACGACATGGAAGACATGATCGAAATAGCCCAAGAAGCATCCGAACAACGCAACCGCTAAGTATTAAAGGGATACCTATGCCTCCTAGAATGATGGAACACGACGCAGACCCGAAAGTAGTTCTAAAAGAACAAATCGGGAACACAGATAGCTTTGAAATCTATAACAACCAGATTTTGATTGCTGTCTATGTCAGGCCGGAAAAGACCAAGAGCGGCATTTTCTTGCCAGACGCTCACCGCGCCGAAGACCAATACCAGTCGAAGGTCGGCCTAGTCCTGAAGAAGGGTCCGGCTGCTTTCGAGGGTGATGACAGCCTGTGGTTCAAGGACATGAACATTGAACTGGACGATTGGATCGTGTTCCGGCCTTCAGATGGCTGGCCGATTACCGTCAATGGCGTCCTGTGCCGGATGCTGGATGACACCTCCGTGCGCGGGAAGATCGACGTACCTGACAAGATTTGGTGAAAGGACCAATTAAAATGGCAAAAAAGCAAAAGGAAGAAGAGGTTGAGGTTGTTTTGGAGGCCCCGGAAGCCACGGAGACCCAGCCCGAACTTGAACTTGAGATCACAGAAAAGCCTGAACCGGTAGAAGCTAGTGCTTCAAACCATGAAAAGGCTATTGCGGACCTGAAAAAGCAGATTGAGACCGAGCGTGCTGCCCGGTATGAGGCCGAAAATCGGGCTAGGCAGAGCAGCAATACCGCTGCAAAGGCCGAAACCGACGTTCATCAGGCCAATTTGCACCTTGTAAACGGTGCAATTGAGTCAATGACCCGCGAAACGGAAATCCTGAAGGCCAATTATGCTAACGCGACGGCTAACGGGGATAATGAACAGGCGGCAAACATCGCTTATGCCATGTCGGAGACGGCTGCGAAGCTAAACCAGCTTCGTTTGGGCAAGGAAAGCCTCGAAAGCCAGACCCCGCAGCGGGTTCAGCCTATGGAAAGGCGTATGGACCCCGTTGAGGAGTTCGCAAGCCAGCTTTCCCCGCGCTCTGCGGACTGGGTTCGCGCCCACCCCCAGTGTGTGACCGATCCCCGGCTGATGCAGAAGATGATTGCGGCCCATAATATCGCCACGGCAGACGGAATCCCGGCTGACAGCGACGAATACTTTGAGTTCGTCGAAGATACGCTGAAAATGAACCCCAGAAGGGCAGAGCCGGTCTATGACGCCGAACCTGTTATGTCTGCGGCTTCTGCACCCACCCAGAGACGGGCCTCTCCTGCTGCCACGCCTGTGAGCCGCAGTGGGAACGGAACGGGAACGCCTGCCAACCGGGCCACCCTGACCCGCGAACAGGCCGACATGGCTAAAATGATGGGCATGACCCCTGCCGAGTACCACAAAAACATGATGGACCTGAAAAAAGAAGGGAAAATGAACTAATGGAACCTGTAGCAAAGCGCCGTGGGCGTCCCCGGAAAGTTGACCCTGAGACTGTTGAGCCTGTTTCCATCCGTCAGCCTATGAGGGCCGAAATGCGCGAACCCGATCCCCGTTCTGCCGCCGCAAAGAGGGCGCAGGAAATTATGGGCAATATTGGTCAGGCTGATGAGGGACAGGACGCCTTCCGCACCCCCAAGGCCCCGGACGGCTGGACCTACGAATGGAAGCGCAACACGCTTTTCAATCAGGAAGACCCGGCCTACATGACCTCTCTGCACCGTACTGGCTGGGAGCCTGTACCGGCCAAGCGTCACCCGGAAATGATGCCTATCGGGGCCGCTAAATCAATCGAGCGTAAAGGGATGATCCTGATGGAGCGTCCTGAAGAGGTTACTCGTCAGTTTAAGGATGCCGACGCCCGTCGCGCTCGTTTGCAGATGCGGGCCAAGGAAGAACAGCTTGGTTCGGCTCCGCAGGGTCAGTTTGGGCGAGACCATGCTCAGGCCGCTCCGAAGATCAACAAGTCCTACGCGCCGCTGCCCGTTCCGAAAGACTGATAAATCACGCCTTGCAGCAGCCCACGCTGGGAAACTGGCGTGGGTTTCTTTTCGTACATTTAGTAGCCGAATTTTGTTGGGCCACATTCGTTTACAGAGAGTCCCATATTTAGTATATACTGTTCCCAAGCGCATACGCGCCTACCTTCCCACGATGAGGAGGGTTATAATTAACCCCGGCCCTATCTTCGCCACGATGAGCGATGATGGCCTCCTGAAGAGGAGTCCCGTCATGGCGAATGCGAACGCGCCTTTCGGTTTTCTAGAATACTACGGTGGCGCTGGTGGCGCTCCGACTTTCTCCCAGACTGCTCGCCGCACTGCCTATAACGCTGCCGCCATTTATTTTGGCGACCCCGTTCAGCAGAATGGTGCGACTGGTTATATCGTGCAGGGCAACCCCTCTAGCGCACAGGCTTTGGCTGGCGTTTTTGTTGGTTGTCAGTACCTGTCCACCTCGCAGAAGCGCACCGTGTGGTCGCGTTACTGGCCGGGTACGGATTCGACCACCGATGTCATCGTCTACGTTATTGACGATCCGAATGCTCGCTTTGTTGTCATGGGCAACAGCACGACGTTCAACATCAGCGGCAGTCCGTCTGTGTATGGCACCTCGCCTGTCGGCCAGTACGCTCAGTATGCTATCGGTTCTGGCAATACCAGCACCGGTCAGTCTGGTGCGTATCTGAACGCCCTCGGCACTACGGTCACTTATCCGTTTATCGTAGTCGATCTTATTACGTTCCCGCCGGGAGCGAATGGCGCGGACCCAGAGTCTGCTTACAATCATGTCGTTGTTGGGTTCAACAACCAGATCATGCGCACCAATGGCGCTGGTCCGACCGGCATCAGCTAAAGGAGTTTGACCAATGGCTGTTAATCTTAGTGCGATTAAAGACCTTTTGCTCCCCGGCCTACGCGGCGTAGAAGGCAAGTACGAGATGATCCCGTCTCAGTACGATAAAATCTTCACCAAGCATAACTCGAACATGGCCCTCGAACGTACTGCCGAAATGCAGTACCTCGGTCTGGCTCAGTTGAAGACCGAAGGTGGTCAGACTGCGTTCGATAATAACGCTGGTGAGCGTTTTATCTACAATCAGGAACATACGGAAATCGGCCTCGGCTACGCGATCACTCGCAAGGCTGTTGACGACAACCTGTATAAGACCCAGTTCCACCCGTCCAACCTCGGCCTGATCGAATCCTTTCAGCAGACCAAGGAAATCTACGGCGCGAACCTCCTGAATACTGCTGAAACCTACAATGCTTCCATTGGCGGTGACGGGGTGGCTCTTTGCTCCCTCAACCATCCGATCACTGGCGGCACTGTGGCGAATACGCCAACAACTCAGGTTGATCTTAACGAAGCCACGCTGCTGAATGCGATGATCGCAATCCGCACGAACTTCAAAGATCAGGCTGGCCTGAAGGTCTTCGCCCGTGGTCGTAAGCTGGTTGTTCCTCCCCAGTTGGAGCCGGTTGCTATCCGCCTGTGCAAGACGGAACTGCGTCCGGGTAGTGCGGACAATGATGTGAATGCGATTCTCATGACCGCTGGCGGTCTGCCGGAATCGTACATGGTCAACGACTTCCTGACCTCGCCCTATGCGTGGTTCTTGCTGACCAACATTGACGGTCTGTCGTATATGGAACGTGTAAAGTTTGAAACCGACATGCAGGTCGATTTTGTTACCGACAACCTGCTTGTGAAGGGTTACGAGCGTTATTCGTTCGGCTACTACAACTTCCGTTCAATCTTCGGTTCGTTCCCAACCTCGTAATCGGTAAGCCTCCCCTTAACCGGGGAGGCCCCATTTTTCAGGAGAGACCCATGAAAGGTCGCAAAGGTAAGGCTAACGGTGGGGAAATGGACTCCCCTAAGTCTGGCACTAAGGAGTATGAGCAGGACTTGAAGACCAAGAACATGCGCTACACCTATCAGAGCAATGTCAACGACGAAGCTGAAGAGCGTAAGTCGGGTGGCCGTGCGAAGAAGAAGAGTGTCGGCAAGGTTCATGGTGGCAATTCCATGGCTCACGCTGGTCGTAAGGCCCGCAAGTCTGGCGGTCGCGCCGGTTCGGATAAGTCGCCGCTGTCTTCGGCCCATGCGGGTACGTCCCCCAAGGGTCACAAGACTACGGAAATCGACTAATTCAAACTAAATTATCCCTCCACTGGGAAACTGGTGGGGGGGTTTTTCCGGGGTATCCCGGTGCATCTGACAGCCCCGGCTGACGACATGCAGACAGATGTGCCTAACTCGCATGTGAGGATATTTTAATGGCTAACACGCATTTTACGGGTCCGGTCCTGTCGGAAAATGGTTTTATTGTTGGCACGGATAGCCAGCCGTATGTGACTGTAACCGGCACCAATACGGCGACCCCGTTCGCTGCCGTTCTCAGCACAATCAACCCAGTTTCTCCTTTTGGCAGCAGCACCAATACGGCTCCTTCGAGCGCCCAAGGCGTAAAGGGTCAGGTTTATGGTTCTAATTTGACTGCTACCTCCAATTATTACATTGGCGTGATGGGCCGTTACCTCGTCACAGGCAGCAATGCTTCGACGTACCCTAAAGTGGGCGTTTTAGGCGTTATTGGCAACACGACGACGACTGCCAACGCGGCGGTTATGGCGTTCCTCGACGGCGACGGTGGCTTGACGACAGCTACTGCTGGTTTTGGCATCTCGATGACCAACAGCACTGGCGGCAGCGGCTTTAGCTTCGGCTTGGACTTGAACATGCTGGATACGGGCGCTCCGTCCGGCCTGCAACCTTACGGGATTGCTCAAATCCGTTTGGCTAAAGATGCTGCCAACGGCAATGTTGTGATTAAAGTTGTCACCTCAGTTGTTGACGGCACTGCTTCTGGCCTTGGCATTGGTTCGCTTGGCATCGACTCAACGGCTGGTAAGCTGTTCGTCGTGGACGCTTCAGGCAACTGGCAAATCGTCACTAGCTAATGATTACGCATCCCGACCCAGAGATTGAGTTTCTGGTTCATATGTTGGCCGGTCAGAGAGACGTTGCTATGGGACAAGCAGCTAAACTTTTCAAAGAGAACAAATCTTTGAAAGATCAAGTTGAAGAACTCAAAGCAAGGCTTCCTGCCGATCTGGAATAATTAGTGGGGTGTGGGGGCTTCGGCCCCCCCACTTTCTTGAGGTAATTATGTCTGGTGCTTGGACGAGAAAAGAAGGCAAAAGCCCTTCTGGTGGCCTGAACGAAAAGGGCCGTCAATCTCTCCGTGCTGAAGGCCATAACATAAAACGTCCTGTGACGGCTGCTGAGGCAAATAAAAGCCCAGCAGCCTCACAGAGGCGGGACAACTTCAGGACTCGCATGTGCGGAATGAAGGAAAAGCTAACCTCCGCTAAGACCGCGCATGATCCTAATAGTCGTATTAACCTTGCCCTAAAACGCTGGGACGTTAAGTGCTGATATGGTTGACCGGAAAAAACCTCGTGAGAAGAACTTCTGGGATAAACCCGTTCCAGATAATGTTCGGCACAAAGATTTGAGCGTTAAGGGCGTTAAGACTGCTAAGGCAAAGGCCCGCGCTGCCGGGAGGCCATATCCCAATATGGTAGATAACATTACCGCTGCTCGCGCAGGGCTTACAAAAGGTAAAGGCAAATGACGCCCATTACAGTAACTCAGACTAATGCTGGCCGCGCTGTGATCGCGGTCGATAACTTCTTGAACCCGTTTAACATTGGTGTTGCTGCTGAGGAAATAAGTGGAAGTACCACCGGTAGCGTTCAATATTCATTCGATGACCCCATGGACGCCGGATACACCGCCGCCTCGGCAACTTGGTTTGATGCGCCGAACTTGTCTAACCTTAACGCAACGGCTAGTGGTGCGTTCACCATTCCGTGCAAGGCAATCTGTATTTACCTTGCCGGTACTGGTGTCTGGACGTTGACCATTGTGCAGGCTGGGACTCGATAGGGGGCCGGTTTGACTACAAGTGGCACATATGCCTTCAACCCTAGCCTCGGTGAACTGACCCTCTACGCCTATAATATGGCGGGGATGCGGAACACCGCGCTGCTACAGGAGCATATGCAGGCCGCTAAGATGGCGACCAACATGATGCTGGCGTCTTGGGCTAACCAAGGCGTTAACCTATGGGCGGTTGATCTGATTTCGGTGCCTCTGGTGCAGGGGCAGGCAACGTACAATGTTGACGGTAATACCGTCATGATCCTTGACGCTTATATGCAGACGGATAACGGCTCAAGCCAGCCTATTGACCGCATCATCCTGCCTATTTCGCGCACGGAATATGCCTCTTACCCCAATAAGGAGCAGGAGGGCTTCACGACTACCTTCTGGTTTGACCGTTTGATTTCTCCCACGATTACCTTGTGGCCGGTGCCGGATGGTACAAGCGCCCAGTATCTCAAGTATTACCGGGTCCGCCAAATTCAGGACGCTAACTTTATCAGCGGCCAGACAGTAGAAATCCCGTATCTGTGGTTGGAAGCCTTTGCTGATGGTCTGGCCTTCCGGCTGGCTAAAATCTGGAACCCCCAGATTGCTCCAGCTTTGAAGGCTGTAGCTGATCAAAGCTATGATATTGCCGCCCGCCAGAACGTCGAGCAGGCGCAGCAGTACATTTCCCCGCAGATTTCCGGTTATTATAGGCCGTAGCCCATGGCCTATGCATCAAAATCTGGACGGGCAAGGACAAGCGCAAGCAATCCAAACGCCTTTGCGGTCTGTGACCGGTGCGGGATTTGGTACAACCATGTAAACCTGCGCTGGCAGTTTGACTGGCGCGGCGCTGCCCTGATGAATATCAGGCTTCTAGTTTGCAATACCTGTTACGACTCTCCCCAACAGCAGCTTCGCGCTATCGTTGTTCCGGCTGATCCGGTTCCGATTCAGAACCCGCGCGTTGAATGGCTTGTGGATAGCGAAACTAATATCCGGTACACTTCCGGTCAGAATACGGTCAATTATCCTACTGGGATTCCGGTTCCGGGTGGTAGTCGGCGTATTACGGAGGATGATAAAACCCGCGTTACTCAGCAGACAGGCGAGCCGCCGGGCGGTCTTAATGAGGAGCCGGGTACTAACCCGATTGCTCCGGGTAATAATGATCCGGGCCTGCCATATGATAATACGGAAGTGCCAAAGACAGGTCCGCTGACATGAGTGTCGTCCAAATCCCGAATCTAGGTCCGGCAATTGCCCTTACGGGAACCGAGGAACTGGAAATTGTGCAGGCTGGCGTATCTGTACGCACGACTACACAGGACGTTGCCGACCTTGCTACGGCTCCTACGGGACCCACTGGCGCTATGGGTGCCACAGGCCCTACTGGGCCAACCGGGCCGACTGGCCCTACCGGAAGCACTGGACCGCAGGGTATCCCCGGCAGCGGCGGCAATACTGGCGCTACGGGTCCTACAGGCCCCACGGGTCCCACGGGAGGGACTGGCTCTCAGGGCAATGTAGGTCCTACTGGCGCTAATGGCACTAATGGCGCGACCGGTCCTACGGGTCCGCAGGGTAATCAGGGTGGCCTTGGTCCGCAGGGGCCAACAGGCTCTACCGGCTCCACAGGCCCGACTGGTGACACTGGTCCCACTGGCCCAACCGGTATTATTGGCGTAACAGGCCCCACCGGCCCGACTGGCTCTACTGGCCCGACTGGTGCTGGCAGTTCTGTTGCCGGACCCACTGGTCCGACTGGGGACACTGGCCCAACCGGTCCGACTGGTTCAACAGGCGCACCTAGCACTGTTGTGGGTCCTACTGGTCCTACTGGTGACTTTGGTCCCACGGGACCTACTGGAGCAGCAAGCAATGTTGTTGGTCCCACAGGCCCGACTGGTGACACTGGTCCCACTGGCCCAACAGGTGCGGCAAGCACCGTTGTTGGCCCCACTGGTCCCACAGGTGATTTTGGCCCCACTGGCCCAACTGGCGCAGCAAGCAATGTTGTTGGTCCCACAGGACCCACTGGTCCCACTGGCCCAACAGGCGCTGCCAGCACCGTTGTAGGCCCCACCGGCCCGACTGGGGATTTTGGCCCCACTGGCCCAACGGGCGCACCTAGCAGTGTCGTAGGTCCAACGGGTCCCACTGGCGACTTTGGCCCAACTGGCCCAACTGGCGCAGCAAGTACGGTTGTGGGTCCCACCGGTCCTACTGGAGATACTGGTCCAACTGGTCCTACTGGAGCAGCCTCTACTACTATTGGCCCAACTGGTCCTACAGGTGCAACTGGCCCAACAGGTGCTAATAGCACTGTTGCTGGCCCCACAGGTCCAACCGGCCCAACTGGCTCTAATGGTATTGATGGGCCTACGGGTCCGACCGGCTCCACTGGCGCAACTGGCCCGACTGGGCCAACCGGCTCTAACGGCATAGATGGCCCCACTGGACCCACTGGGTCAACCGGCCCCACAACGTATCCGGGCGTTGGTATTGCTAACTCGACCGGATCGGCTTGGGGTACGTCTTACTCCACAAGTGGTACGGGTACAGTTGTCGCGCTGGTTACCCAACCTACGTTTGCTGCCTATCGTGAAGTTACCACAACAAACGCAACGGTCACCGGCACATTTACCGTTGATATGGCGGTAGCCAACGTCGTGAATATAACCCTGACGGGTAGCACTACGTTCACGTTCTCAAACCCCGCTACTAGCGGCACAACGTCTAACTTCCTGATCGCCATCAAGCAGGGCGGATCGGGTTCCTACACGGCCACTTGGCCTGCTTCTGTAAAGTTCCCTAATAATTCGACTCCTTCCCTGACAACAACGGTTGGCAAAGTAGATATTTTCAACTTCATCACGTTTGACGGCGGCACGACGTATTATGGCTCGCTGTCTTTGGCTAATTTGTAAGGAAGGAGGCCACCATGGCATTTACTAAAATTGACGCTATCTATCTCAACACCGCCGTGACCTATGTTCAGGTTCCGACAAAGGTGACAACCCCCGATGGTGTCGAACACGATACCTTGAAGTGGGTCGAAGATGAGACGAGCGATAGCTACAAGGCTAAGGCGCACCTAGATAGTCTTGGCATCAAATACAACTGGCTCAATTACGCCAACCCTGAGCAGCATGTGGAGGTCTTCCCGCCCCTGAACAATTGGGTGTTTGAAGACGGTCTGCATACTTTCAACGAGTTTCCGTTCCTGTTTTACACCAAATGCGACGACGCACTGCCGCTTGAGCAGTGGCCGAAGGCTGTAATTATAGGGCTGAAAAACATTCAGTCGTCTAATATCGCTGAACTTTACGCCGTGGGGCGTCCATCAGGATCGACGAGTGGTGCCTAACAATGCCTCTGCCCCACCTCGGCTCGACTAGCGTTGGGTCCAGCAGCCAGACCTTCAACACTTCGGGGACATTTACTGTTCCGACTGGAGTGTACAGCGTTAATTTGTCTGGGCGTGGTGGAGCGGGCAATGCGGGCGGTGCCGGTAATCCCGGTACTGCTGGAAACGCTGGTAATCCGGGCAACAACGGCACGGGTGGTGCTGGCGGTGCAGGGGGTAATGCCGGTAATACGGGCGCAACAGGTAACTCAGGAAATCCCGGCAATAACGGCACGGGTGGCGCTGGCGGCCCACGGGGAAATGCAGGCAACCCCGGTGCGACAGGTAACTCAGGTAATCCCGGCACTAATGGCAACGGTGGCGCAGGTGGCGCACGCGGCAATGCAGGTAACCCCGGTGCGTCAGGTAACTCAGGTAATCCCGGCAGTAACGGCAACGGTGGCAACGGCGGCGGTGGCGGTGCGGGTGGTAACGGCGGCGGTGGCGGCATTTCTGGTGGCTGTGGCGGCGCTGGCGGTAACCCCGGAGGTAACGCAGGTTCTGCCTACTTTTTCCCAAATTCCGGTGGTAATCGCGGTAATGGTGGTTCTACTGGTGGTGGTGTAGGCGGTTTCGGTGGTAACGGTTTTCAATGTGGTTGCTGTAATTTTACCCCCGGCGGCGGTGGCGGCGGTGGTGGTGGTGGTGGGTCAGGCGGTAGCGGCGGTAATCCGGGTAATGCTGGCGCGAACGGAAATCCGGGTAATGCTGGTGGCGGCGGCAGCGGTGCTACAGGCGGTAGCGCAGGCTCTCCGGGTAACGCAGGGGCAAACGGGAATGCAGGAAACACAGGTGCCAATGGCAGTGGCGCTACGGCGGGTTCTGCGGGTAGCCCCGGAAATGCTGGTGCGAACGGAAATGCTGGTAACACAGGTGCTAACGGTACGGGCGCTACGGCTGGTTCTGCGGGCAGTCCGGGTAATGCTGGCGCAAATGGTAACGCAGGCACGGGCGCTGCAAACGGCAATGTCGGCAATCCCGGTAATACGGGGAACGCGACAACTTTTGGTAACATAGCGAACTTTGCTGGCGGCGCTGGCGGTAATGGCGGAACTGCTGGAACGGGTGCCAACGGCACTGGAGGTGCTGCGGGCAATCCGGGCGGCACCGGGAACCCCGGCAATCCCGGTAATAACGGTACTGGTGGCGCTGGTGGCGCAAGGGGTAATGCTGGCAATCCCGGCGCTACAGGCAATTCGGGCAATCCCGGCACCAATGGTAATGGCGGCGCTGGTGGCGCACGCGGCAATGCAGGTAACCCCGGTGCGACGGGTAACGCGGGCAATCCCGGTAGTAATGGTAACGGCGGTAACGGCGGCGGCGCGGGCGGTGCGGGTAATCCGGGCGCTGGAGGTAACCCCGGCGGCACAGGCGGCGGTGCTGGCGGTGGCGGCGGTGGTGGCGGATTTGGTGGTGGTGGCGGTTGCCCCGGTGGTGCGGGTAATAATTCAGGTGCTGGCAACGGCGGCGCAGGCGGTGGTTGCTATAGTAACGGCAGTCCCGGTAACGCTGGCAGCACTGGTGCAGGTGGCAATCCCGGCGGCGGCGGCAGCGGTGCTACTGGCGGCGGCGCGGGTAATCCGGGCAATGCTGGAGCAAACGGTAACGCAGGTACTACGGGCGCAAACGGCAACGGTGCGACTGGCGGTAGTGCAGGCTCTCCGGGCAACGCTGGGGCCAACGGCAATGCCGGTAATACCGGCGCTAATGGCACTGGTGCAAATGCTGGTGCGGCTGGTAGTCCCGGTAATGCCGGGGCTAACGGTAATGCAGGTACTACCGGCTCGGCGGGTACAGGCGCAACTTCTGGTAACGCAGGGTCTTTCAACGCTGGCGGCGCTGGCAATTCTGGTTCTGTAGCCCCCACAAGTAACACCACCGCATCTCAGGTTTATCCCTTCCAACAAATCTCCGTCACCGTAGGATCGGGTGGTGGTTCTGGTACAATTACGGTAACGTGGTAGACGAGAGCAGGCGCAGGGCCGTTATGTCGGCCTTCGACCGGCTTCCTCAGTATCAAAGGGATTGGATAAATAACAACGAGAAGTTGAACCTTCACGACGACCATATACTTATGGGCGAGCGCGAGGTTTCTAGGTGCATACTGGCTGTTAAGGGCGGTCAGATATATTACAAGCGGGGAAATGGTCAGAACTAATGTTTAAGAGCGCGTTTAAAAACGACGAGATTGAGTTCCTATGCGCCGAGGAGGACTATGGGATAATTCCAACTCCGTATCCTTCCAAGAAGAACATTCCAGACTGGTTCAAGGCTTTGCCTATGAAGCTGGGAAATCAAGGTCTTCAAACATCAACCATAAAAAGATGCAATCCATTTCTTGATGCCCTTTCCGTTGGCTACATTATACCACTGGCCGCTGACGTTGAGTTTGTATCCAACAGCGATGGATCAGGCGTAGATTTTAAGTGGATGTTCCACAAGAATATGGTGGAAACGCACAACCCTAAACAAATTTCTTCCGAGAAATGTCCGAACCCTTCGGACCCGCGCCCACCCATGAAGTTCCTCAACTGGTGGATGATTAAGACGCCGCCGGAATACTCGTTGCTATTCCTGCCGCCACTCAACCGGGTCGAGGACAGATTTGTCTGTTACTCTGGCATCGTGGATTACCCGTACTTCCAGTATGAATACGTCAACTTTCCCTTCATCTTTACGAAGAACAACTTTAGGGGCGTTATAGAAGCCGGGACACCCTTGATGCAGGTAATACCGATCCGAAAGGACAGCCTGCTCCCGACTCATAGGTGCCGTCAGGTTTCAGAAGAGGACAAGAAGAACACTGGCTGGATGCGTAAGATGAAGACGCTCGTCAACCAGTCCGTGTACCGCAACCACATCCATAGGAAACTGTGATGTCGAACTATGTGTTTGCGCCGCCGCCGCCAACTGAAGCTGAGAACAACGTGTTTGCCACTTGGGAGAACGGTTTTTCTAAGGAAGAGTTGGACAGGATTTCGGCGTATTGTGACCAGAACTTACCTCTATCTAGGTCCATAATAAGTGGTGGCGGGACTGCCCCTGAGTGGCGTCAATCGCGCACTGGCTGGGTCACTAACAACAACGATACGGCTTGGTTCTACGATAAAATGGCCTTCATAACCCGTAAGATCAATTCAATCTTTTACCGCTTTGATCTGTACGGGTTCGTGGAGGATATGCAGTACACGGTCTACGGCAGTGGCGGCGACCACTATGACTGGCACATCGACGCTGGCGGGGATAATACCTGTCCGCGCAAACTAAGCCTGTCACTGCAACTTTCTGACCCCAGTGAATATGAGGGTGGGAAATTAGAATTTATGAACGGAAAAGACGTTACGGTTGCCAATAGAGAGCGCGGCTTGGTCGTAGCTTTTCCAGCCTACAGGCTTCACAGGGTTACTCCAGTCACCAAGGGTGTACGCAAGTCCATAGTTGTGTGGACCACCGGCCCTCAGTTTAGATGATTGCCATGACAGACACGCTAGAGCAGTGGCAATACTTTGTTTCGCCAATATACAGCATAGAAAAGCCTGAGTTTCTGACCGACGTTCTTGCTGCCAGTAATGACGTTCTGCGCCAAGTCCGCAAAGAAAAGAAGCCTGACGATATATACCCAGTTACTATGGGTGGGTTTAATAACGAGCCGCGCATAACTCCGTTCTGGGAGTACACCATCAACACAGGGTGGAACATTCTTAGGGAGCAGGGTTATGTGATGGAGGGGTTAGAAACCTACTTCACAGAGTTCTGGTGTCAGCAACACGACAAGTATTCGTCTATGGAGTATCACCTCCACGGTGACTGCAAGCTGGTTGCGTTCTACTTTTTGGAATGTCCCAAAGACTCACCGCGCTTGGTTATCCACGATCCAAGGCCCGGTAAGGTTATGTCTCCTCTGCGCGAGGCTGATGTAAATGTAGTTTCACCAGCATCCAGTGCAATTAACTTTACGCCAAAGCCGGGAACACTGATGTTTGCCAATGCGTGGCTACCTCACAGTTTCACGCGCAATTCGTCTGTTAAGCCTTTCAAGTTCATTCATATGAACATCGACACAAGGCCGTTTGCGACCCAAGTATGCTACCCGCCTACGGCTGAGATCGTGTGATGGCTCAGTTCCAAATACGGTTTAACAAGTCCCGTGGCTTGCCAAACCGTGGGACTATTGATCATGTTTGGCGCGTCTTCGAGGACGGCAAAGAGTACATATTTAAGAACATACAGATAAACGTCGATAGCTATGGGGCCAAGACCGGTGAGGATTGGAGCATATGCTGCGAGGGCGTACTAAAAATAGACAGAGAAACTTCCACCGGTAGGATTGAAAAATAATGCCAACAAGTTCCCAGAACGGAAAAGCGCACATAAAGCGGATTGTTGGTGCTTTAAAGCACGGCAGAATGTTGGATATTGGGTGCGGCGAAGGCACCTATGCCAAGCTATTCCCGGATGCTGATTGGACAGGGATTGAGGTCTGGGAGCCTTACGTTGAGGCTTATGGCCTAAAATCCCTGTACTCAAAGCTGATCATAGCCGATGCCCGGACGCATGTTTTTGAGCCTGAAGACAGGTTTGACATAGCGTTTGCTGGCGATGTTCTGGAGCATATGACCCAAGAGGAGGCCAAAGACCTTCTTGGTAGGCTGCGGCAGGTGGCGGATACCGTCATTGCGAGCATCCCGATTGGTTATTACCCGCAGGATGAATACGCCGGTAATCCCTATGAGCGCCATATTGTTGACAATTGGACGGACGCCCGCGTTAAGGAGGTGTTTGGAGACCCAAGCTGGTCGGCCATAGAGGGTGAGATCGGTGTATATGTCTGGGGCGTTATCAAAGAACTGCCCAGCATAGCAAAGCCTCTGAAGATCGCTGTCTATGCCATCAGTAAAAATGAGGAAGCGTTTGTTGAGAGGTTTTGCAATTCCGCAAAGGAGGCTGATTATGTGGTTATCGCTGACACGGGCAGTACGGATGGTACTGTCGCCGCTGCTAACGCCGCTGGCTGTATTGTTCATAACATTTGCATATCTCCTTGGCGGTTTGATCTTGCTCGCAATGCAGCTTTGGCGTTGGTTCCTGCTGATGCTGACATCTGCATATCGCTTGATTTGGACGAAATCCTAGAACCCGGTTGGCGGGAGGAAATGGAACGGGTGTGGACCGATAAGGTTACCCGGCTGCGCTATTTCTTCGACTGGGGCTGCGGGATCAAGTTTAAGTACGAGAAAATCCACGCCCGCAAAGGGTACATGTGGCACCACCCCTGTCACGAATATCCTATCCCAGACCCCCGGACGGCAGAAGTTTGGGCCGAAACTGACATGCTGATGGTCAGCCACCATCCCGACCCTCATAAGAGCCGGGGCCAGTACCTCGACCTTCTGGCGGTATCGGTCAAGGAAGACCCTCGCTGCCCGCGCAATGCTTTTTATTACGCCAGAGAACTGTCTTTTTATCGAAAATGGGACGAGGCAATTGCCGCCTGCAATAAATACTTGGCAATGCCGGAGGCTACATGGCCCAACGAGCGGTGTTATGCCTACCGGGTTTTGGGCCAATGTTATGAAGAAAAGGGCATGCAGTGGGAGGCCGAGGGGGCCTATCACAAGGCATGCGCTGAAGCGCCCAATACCCGCGAGCCTTGGTGCGCTTTATCCCTTTTAAAGTACCGCCAGAGCCAGTGGGCGGAATCTTACGCAGCGGCCATGCGGGCCTTATCAATTAAAGATAGGCAGCTAGTTTATACCTGTGACCCTGAGGTTTGGGGCTTCAAGCCCCATGACCTTGCCAGCATTGCGGCTTGGCACCTTGGGCTAAAAGAGGTCTCCATCGAGCAAGCAAAACTTGCGGTTGAGGCTGCTCCTGATAATCTGAGGCTTAAAGCTAACTTGGATTTTGTCATGGGTATAAAGGCAGAGGTATGAGCGAGGCATCTTCAGAAATATTTGACCGCCTCCGCAGTGTGGAGATCAAGCAGTCAACCCATGAGGCTGTTTGTGTGGAACGATATGGGAACCTTTTAAATGCTGCTGAAAAAATGGAAAAAAGCATAGAGGGAACCAATCGCCTTCTGATTGGTGGCGGCATCACTTTGATGTGCGGAATGGCCGGAATACTGGCAAAAATCGTATTTGGATAAGAACAAAAGAGGAACGTCATGTTTGAATTGTTAGGTGGTGGTATCTTCGGAAGCCTGCTTGGCGGCGTTTTCCGGCTTATCCCTGAAGTCCTTAAATCCTTCGATAAGAAGAACGAGCGTACCCACGAACTGTCCATGTTCGATAAGCAGTGCGACCTCGAAAAGACCCGTGGCGCTCAGAAGCTACAGGAGATCGGGGCGGAGCGGGATTCAGTCTTGGACACAGGGGCAATGGCAGCGTTCCAGAGCGCCATCCAGCAGCAGACCGATATGGTCAAGGCGGCTGGCGGTTGGGCGGCGTCCCTGTCCGCCTCTGTGCGCCCTGTGATGACCTACTACCTGCTGGTTTTTTACGGGATTGTCAAAATCTGCCTGATCTGGGATTCGATGCGCCTTGGCGCTCCCTTGGTCGATGTCATGCCTAAAATGTGGGGCGGCGACGATATGGCCCTGCTTTCCGGCGTGGTGAATTACTGGATTTTGGACAGGACGCTGGCAAAGCGCGGTATTTAATGAACCTCGATATAGCCATAGAGTTGGTGAAGCGGTTCGAGGGATTTAGGAACAAACCGTATCTTTGCCCTGCCGGAGTACCGACGATTGGCTATGGATCGACCCATTACGCTGACGGTCGAGCCGTCACTTTGGCTGATTTGCCCATGTCTAAAGAGGACGCCCATGCCCTGATGGAGGCAGAACTTCGGCACCGGTATTTGCCGAAGGTTATCCGGTACTGCCCAAATTTGGTCCAACACCCAAAAGCACTAAACGCCATTGTAGATTTCTGCTATAACCTTGGTGTCGGCAGGCTGCAAACCAGTACCTTGAGGAAAAAACTCAATGCTGGGGACTGGGAAGGGGCGCAGGAGCAGCTTAGAAAATGGGTCCGTGGCGGGGGTAAAATCCTGCCCGGACTCGTGGCTAGGCGCGAAGCAGAGGCGGCACTTCTGCCGGTCGGGTGACGTATGACTACAGGTTTAACTTATTCCCAGTATGTGACCCAGATCGCCACTATGGCGGTTGTGGAAGAGGCTGATCCGGCGTTTGTCGAAATCCTGCCGCAGATGATCACCTACGCCGAAAACCGTATGTGCCGCGATCTGGACTTTCTGTTCACATCAACGTCACTTACAGGATACGCCTGCACGGTCGGAAGCCGGTCGATCACTATACCGCAGGGTACAATTGTTGTCTCTGAGCAAATCAACATCATCACCCCTGCCGGGACATCTAACCCCGACTCTGGTACGCGCAACCCGTGCCTTCCGACCACCAAAGAGTTCCTAGACGCTGTATATGGCGCTTCGTCCTATACAGGCGTTCCGCAGTATTTTGTCCCGTTCAATGACAACCTGTTTCTGGTCGGACCGTACCCAGACGCTAACTACTCTGTTGAAATTGTTGGCACCTTCCGCCCTGCTAGCCTGTCGGTCAGCACCCCGACCACCTTTATCAGCTTGTATCTCCCTGACGTTATGATCATGGCGTCCATGATTTACGTCAGCGCGTACCAGCGCAACTTTGGTCGCCAGAGCGATGATCCGGCCATGGCCCAAAGTTATGAGGGCCAGTATCAGGCCCTTCTGAAGAGCGCCGCTGTTGAAGAGGCTAGGAAGAAGTTCGAGGCGTCCGGCTGGTCGTCCCAGTCCCCATCCCCCGTGGCTACCGCTTCCAGAGGCTAATAAATGCCACATGCCTCACTCAAACTCATTCCGGGTGTAAATCAGAACCGGACACCGGCCTTGAACGAGACTGCGATTTCTGAGTCGCAGCTTATCCGCTTTGTGCCTGACTCTCAGGGCCTTGGCCTGCCTCAGAAGTTGGGTGGCTGGACTAAGTATTTTGCCAATACCATTAGCAGCGTTATCCGGTGCCTCTGGGCATGGACAGACTCTAACAACGAGAAATATCTGGCTATTGGCGCAATTGATTTACTTGAAACGCTGTCAGAAAATGTTCTCAGAGACATATCCCCACGGACTGAGGTTTACGATGTTGCCGTTGATGTTGATACGGTATCTGGAAGCGACCAAGTAACTATCAACATTACCGGTAGCAACGCCACATCTTACGACAGCGTTTTTATCAAAACGCAGATAAGCGTCGGCGGTCTCGTCCTGTTCGGGATGTACAAGTGCTTTGCAATTGGCGCTAACTCGTTCAACATTTACGCAACTGACGTACTGGGCCAACCAGCTTATGCTACTGCCACCGTTACCGGTGGTGGCGATGTACCAATTTACGACACAACCAACGGCTCTTCTGTTGTTGTAGTTACCCTTGCTGACAACGGTTTGGGTGTTGGAGACACGTTTACCGCGCTAATATCAACTACAGTTTCTGGGATTGTTATTTTTGGTAACTACCTAATTACAGAAATTAACGCGCCTAATGAATTTAGCATTCAGACATCGAGTGCAGCAACTGCGACCACCACCGCATCTATGAACGGCGGCGATGCTATATATGAGTTGTTCATTGGAGACGGCCCACTCCCCCTCGGCACTGGGTATGGTGTTGGGCCATATGGTGCCGGTGGATACGGAACCGGCGTCCCGCCAACGTCAAACCCCGGAACCGTTGTAGCGGCCACGGACTGGTCTCTGGACAACTGGGGAAGCATTCTTATTGCAAACCCTTTCGAGGGCGCAATTTACGAATGGAACCCACTTGTTAATTCCACCGTTGCGGCTGTCATTACAAACGCTCCGACAAACAACACCGGGACCTTTGTGGCTATGCCACAGCGCCAAATCATTGCTTACGGGTCAACCTTCAACGGCATAATTGACAATTTACTGGTTCGCTGGTGCGACGTTGAAAACTACGAAGATTGGATTGGCTCTGTAACCAATCAAGCAGGTTCTTACCGCATCCCGCGCGGGTCGCGCATCGTAGGCGGTATACAGGCTCCGCAACAGGGCCTGCTTTGGACCGATACGGCTTGCTGGTCCATGCAGTATATCGGCCAGCCATACGTCTACAGCTTTAACGAGATTGGCACCGGCTGCGGTTTAATTGCACAAAAAGCTGCCGGTACGCTTAACGGCGTTGTTTACTGGATGGGTCCGTCGCAGTTCTACATGCTTGCGGGTAATGGCGTTGAGCCAATTTATTGCCCTGTGTGGGACGTAATCTTCCAAGACATTGACTTGACCAACGTCAGCAAGATCAGGTTTGCCGCTAATTCCCTGTTTAACGAAGTGGCATGGTACTACCCAATTACCAGCAGCGGCGGCGAAGTTGCAAAGTACGTTAAGTACAATGCTGGCCTGCGCCAGTGGGACTTTGGAACTCTGGGCCGGACGGCATGGCTTAATCAGTCCGTCCTTGGAAACCCAATCGGGGCCAGCCCGGAGCGTTATATATACCAGCACGAAACTTCGCCTAACGATGACGGTCAACCAATGCTGTCCAGCTTTCAGACTGGCTACTTTGCCCTGAGTGAGGCTGACGTAAAGACCTTCATTGATCAGGTCTGGCCCGACATGAAATGGGGCTATTACGGCGGATCGCAGAACGCAAACGTCCAGATTACGTTCTACTATACGGACTATGCCGGACAGACCCCTCTGGTGTCAGGGCCATTTACGGTCACCCAGTCCACGCAGTACGTCACCCCGCGCTTTAGGGGCAGGCTTGTTTCGATTGGTATTTCTAGCAGCGACATAGACTCATTCTGGCGTCTTGGGAATATTCGCTACCGCCTACAGCCTGATGGGAAGTTCTGATGGTCATCCCGTACAAGACTGGCAATCCATATTTGGACGCTAATTTTGCGGCGTCAGTCGGCCCTACGGGTCCCGGTGGTGCAACCGGTCCTACGGGTAGTGTCGGGCCAACAGGTCCTTCGGGTGGTCCTGTCGGCCCTACCGGTCCTACCGGGCCTTCAGGCACTGGTCCGACCGGCGCTACGGGTCCGACCGGCCCAACGGGTCCATAGGAGATTAAATGGCCTCTTTAGATGACATGCTGACAACGGCAAAGAACGTCGTGACCGCCATTAACGGCTTGGCGCAGACGTATCTGGCTGTTAACGGGGCGCGTATTTCACCCGATATAACCGCTGCAACGCTTATTAAAACCGGCTCTGGCCGAGTTGCGATGGTGAGCATCATTGTCGGCGGTAGCACTTCTGGCACCATTTACGACACCAACAATGCTGCGCTGACAAATAATCCGATCTTCACTATCCCGGACACGCCGGGGATCATTTTTATTAACCTGCCAGTCGTGAACGGTATTGTCGTGGTTCCCGGAACGGGCCAGACAGTCTCAGTTAGTTATTCGTGAGGAAGCCATGCCCCTGAAGCACGGGAAGTCCCAGAAGACAATTAGTACGAATATCAGCGAGATGGTTCACACCGGTCACCCGCAGGATCAGGCTGTTGCCGCCGCGCTAAATATTGCCCGCGAAGCTAATGCTCATGGCGGCATGCCGAAGATGGGAATTAAGAAGCCCAAAAAAAGCAAAATTCACGTTGGCCCAATTCATAGCCAAGTTGCCGGGAGGACCGACCACCTGAACATGCATGTTAAATCTGGGTCCTACGTCATCCCGGCAGACATCATTTCTGCGATGGGGGAGGGAAATACGATGGCTGGATTCCGAGTTGCCAAAAACATATTTTCTCAGCCGTTTTATGGGTCATCCAAAGCCGGTACTGGTCTCCCCTACACGGGCGGCGGTCTTCCTTACGGAGTTCCGTCTCCGGGTAAAGCCGAGGGTGGGGAGATAGATTCCGTACCAATTGTAGCCGCTGGTGGAGAATATGTTATTGACCCACAAGATGTGGTAAGAATTGGCAAGGGGTCAATGGATGACGGCCATAAAATTCTTGACCACTTTGTGGAAGGATTTCGTGCGCGGACTATCAAGACCCTGAAAAATCTACCCGGCCCCAAGAAGAACTAAGGCGGAACATGGAAGAACAAACCGAGATCAGAATTGGTACGGTTGATGATGTTCATGACATCATGGGTCAACTTTCCAATACTTATGAGGAGATGGGCTTTTCAAACATTAGCCCGGTCAAGGTATTGCAGGAAGTTTACGCCTCTCTGTCTTTGGATAGAGGAATTTTTGGGATCATTGGAAACCCCGGAGAAACAATTCAGGCCGGTGTTCTGCTCCGCATTGGTAAGCCGTGGTACTCTGACGATGATGTCGTGGAGGAGCGCGGAATCTTTGTGCATCCCGACTTCCGCAGCGGTCGCCTTGGTCTGGCCCGCAAGTTGTGTGATTTTTCCAAGAAATTTGCTGACGACATGGGTCTGCCGTTGATTGTCGGCATCCAAAGCACCAGCAAAATAGCACCTAAAATCCGGTTGTACGAACGCGCCTTTGGTGAGCAGAGGGGCGCTTTCTTCGTTTACAACATGAAAAAAGAACATTTGACGAGACAGGAACACTAGCATGTGCGGTGGATCAGCCCAGACAACACAACAAATTCAGATTCCGCCAGAGGTTTTGGCTCGCTACAATTCTGTCAACGCCCGCGCAGAAGACGTAGCTTCCAAGGGCTTCCAGCAGTACGGAACTGATCCTAGTGCGTTTGTTGCACCGCTTTCGGACACGCAGCAGGCTGGCGTTGCCAATGTAAATGCAGCGCAGAATATCGCGCAGCCGTATTTTCAGGGCGCTACTTCTCAGCTTATGGGGGCGCAGCAGAACGCACTGCCGTACTTTGATCAGGCCACCCAGTCCCTTTTGGGCGGTCAGCAGGCCGGTGTTGCCGGTACTCAGGGCGCATACCAGCCCATGCAGCAGGCCGCGCAATACGCCAAAGACCTTCAGGGCGGCGCGTTAAACCAATACCAGACCGCTTTACAGGTCGCGCAGCCCTACAATCAGGCCGCTGCCACAGGCATTGCCGGTGCCTATGCCGGGGCGCAGCCTTATCAAGGCGTGGCGACCGGACTTGCTGCTGCCGGTACTCAGGCTGTTAATGCTGGTCCGCTTGGTGGGGAGCAGATCAATCAGTACATGTCCCCGTATCTGAACAGCGTCGTCGGTTCGACTATGGCTAACCTGCGCCAGCAGCAGGGTCAGGAACAGTCTAGCCTTCTGGGTAACCAGATTGCTCAGGGTGCGTTTGGCGGTGATCGCGGTCGCATCGCGCAGGCTAATTTGGCCCGCCAGCAGAACTTGGCTACCGGCCAGACGGTCTCCGGTCTTATGAACCAAGGCTATGGTCAGGCTCTGGGTGCGGCCCAGCAGCAGCAGCAGCTTGGTTTGGGTGCCGCTCAGGCTAATCGCGCGGCCCTCCAGCAGGGTGCCAATCAGATGCTTGGTATCGGCCAGCAGGGCTACGGTCAGGGCATTGGCTCTGCACAGGCCATGGCTGGTCTCGGCCAGCAGCAATACGCCCAGCAGTCCGGCTTGGGCCAGAACCTTGCCCAATTGGGTCAGCAGGGCTTCGGTCAGGGTGCCGCTCAGACGGCACAGCAGGCGGCTCTGGCCCAGCAGTTGTACGGTATGGGCGCTGGCACGGCAGGCCAGTTGGCGGGCCTTGGACAGGGCATATACGGCATGGGGGCTGGAACGTCTCAGGCTCTTGCTGGCTTGGGTAGTCAGGCCCAGCAGAACGCCCTTGGTGCGGCGCAGGCCCAGCTTGGTGCCGGTACGCTTCAGCAGCAGACGGAACAGGCCGGTAAAAGCGCCCTGTACAACCAGTTCCTCCAAGAGCAGGGCTTCCCGTACCAGCAGGCACAGTTCCTCGCCAACATTGCGATGGGTACTGGTGCGCTGTCGGGTTCGACCACCCAGACCACTCAGCCTGCGGCGTTTATGGGCAGTCTGTCAGACAAACGCGCTAAGGATAACATTGAGCCGATTGGTAAGACTTTTGACGGTCAAAACATTGTCCGGTTTAAATATAAGAACGAACCGGGAACACGCATTGGTCTTATCGCGCAAGACGTTGAGAAGCATCATCCCGAAGCTGTCGGTTTGGCCGGTGGATACAAGACCGTTGACTACGACAAGGCTACGGAAGCTGCGGCTCGCAAGGGTAAGTACGCCCATGGCGGTCTGATCCCGCAGTCTGAAGGTGGCGCAGTCACACCGTTCCGCGCTGGTCAGGGTTACGCTGATGGCGGGTCCCCTTCGATTGTTGGACCGAATGAACTTGCCGCTTTGCAGCAGGCACTTCAGGCCCAGCTTTCGATGTACGGCGGCGCTGGTCTGAATATCAATGGAACCCCCGGCGCTACCGGCGTTGTTCCTGCGGCGAACCTACCCACTGCGAACCTTGTGACTGCCGGTCCTTTGCCGGACGCATTAGACAGCGGCCTAAATGAAGCCTTGGATACCGGCGAAAAAATCACCGGCCTCTATAAGTCCGGTAAAGAATTTTATAACGACGTAACGGATGAGGACAAAACAGAGGCCCGTGGCGGTCTAGTCGGTCATTACGCAATGGGCGGTATGCCGGGTAAAGAGGGCTACATCCCCGAAGAGGTTTACAAGCCTCAAGAAGAAAAAAAGGAGATTGAAACTCCACGCGCTCCGGGACAGGCAAAAAGCGACTTCAGCCAAGCGGTTGATGCGGCCAAAACGGCTGCTCAAATTGCCGCAATGTTTGCCGCCCGTGGTGGGCGCATTGGCAAGGATATTGGCGGTTCTCTGGAAAACGAAGAGGAGGCTTTATACCCGACGCAAATGCGCGCGCCCCGGCCTGCACCTGTTGAAACAAAAGAAATACCTCCTCCCGGAGCATATTCTACTCTTTCGCCCGCTGAAAAGGTTGCTCTTAACGCAAGAATGGATGCCCAGCTAAATGCGGCTGGCACTGACCGCGAAGCCCCGCAGGAGCGTACTCCGGTGCCTGCCCCGCAGCCTCAAAAACCGGCACAGACCCCTGCGAGATACGCCGACGTACCTTTTGAAAGAGTACAGTCTAATATTATCGAGGGAGAAAATAGGGGCGTTGCTGATCCATACAATTCTGTTTACGGCAGCGGCAAATACGGAAATATTGAGGGCGGACTTACTTCCCGCACCCTAGGCGATGTACAAGATTTCCAACGTAACACCCTGATCCCCGCCACTCGCGGAAAGATTGCTGGTGTAGCGCCCAACATGGGTACTGGCGCAGTTGGCGCATATCAGTTCACTCATGGCACCCTTGGCTCAATCGCGCCGCAGGTATTCGGTAAAGATTGGCGGAACGTCCCGTTTAATCAGGAAAACCAAGATAAGATGGCTCGCGCTCTGTACGAGCAGAGTCGCGGAAGCGATACAAATCTTGCGCGGCAGTGGGCTTCATTTAGCGGCCTTGCCCCCAGTGGCCGCGCCCTTGTTGCACAGTCGCGCGGAGTAGTCCCGCCGCCCCCTATTAGCAGCGAACTCGCTGGTTCGCCTTTGTATCAACAAAGAGGATTGGCCCCGCAGCCCCCTGCCGCAAACGCCGCCGATGCTACAGCTAATCCTGCTGCATCGACCGATGGTTTGGCCGGTAAGCAGTATGCTAATTTGGATACCGGCGTTAAGTCTGATGCGGCTCCCGCCGGTCTTCAGCCCTCTAGCCGTGTTCCAATGCCTAAGCCTGACATTGAATCTGGCCCGTACAATAGGACAGAGCGTATTCTGCTACCGCTATTGGCCGGTCTTGGGACTATGGCTGGCTCTAAAAATCGTTACGGCCTTGGTGCGCTTGCTGAAGGCATTGGGGGCGGCGCATCTGCTTATGCTAAAATGCAAGAAGAGCAGTATTCAAAGGGCCAAGAACAACAGGCTGCGGGCATTCAGGCCCAGACGGCTGAAACAGGGACCATGCAGGCGCAGAATGCAGCAAGGCAAATTGACCTTGCAATTCTGCAAATGATCCAAGGTAATTTAGAATTTACCAAACAGCCTGATGGTACTTATGTTGTTATTGATAAATTAGGTGGCCGTAGGGTTTTAACCCCAGAAGAAGCAAACGCATTCAGGACGAGAATGTACAATTTGGCTGGCGGCAATCTTAATAATATTGGAAAAGCTATTTCGGATAACGCGGTCATTCCGCCAGCCGGTGCGCCTCCAGCTGCCGCTTCCCCGACGCCTTCAGAGCAGCCTGTACCGCCGCCTTTAAACCGGCCTCAGGTTCCTGATATTCAACCTTCTCCGGGCGTTCCGAAAGTTACTGGCGTTCCTGTAACTTCTGTACAAATTAACGAAGGTAACATTCCTGCTTCATATAGACCTTCAGTGCTTAATGAGGATGAAGCAAAGGCTCAGAGACTCCTAAGTGATTCTAATGATGTAAGACTGAGCATGGACCAGCGTAATGCATTTAAAAATCAGGGCGAAGCACTGATGCAATCCGTGACACAAAGACGGACTGCGTTAAATTCTGGAAACGTCAATGGCATTGATGGTCAGCCTATTGCTCAGGTGCAAATACTGAGGCAGCAGTTGGATACAAATACTAAAGTTAATCAAACAATCCCAGACATTATGACGGCAGTTCAAAACCAAAGGCTTGGTTTGAACAATATGGCTAAAGTAATGCAAAATGTAGAAACAGGAATTTCATCGCCATTTAGAAGAGTTGGTTCTCAAATCGGGTCCGCCTTGTCCGTTGGAAGTGGAGATGAAGCCTCAAATCTACAAATAATTGATAAGGAAAAAGTAAATTCAATTGCCGCCGCATTAGATAACGCAGCTACAAATTTAGGTTCTGGAATTGGAGTTCTAAATAAAATTGACGCATCAACTTTTGGCCCAACGCTGGAACCATCAGCCAATAAATTTGTTCTTGCTAGGTTGTATGGCTCTGCAAATTATATTCAGTCTTTGGCTGATGCACAGCTTGCTGCTTACAGAATAAACCCACAGTATGACCGGTCGCAATTTGTAAAAGAATGGACAGCAAAAAATCCTATAGATGCTTTTGAAAAGGCGGCATATAAAAACTTGGCAGTTTTAGGCGCTTCTCCCAGTTACAGCCCTATGGATTACAAGGGTTGGGCGAAAGAAGCGTCTGAACACGGAGTTGGTGGCCTATACATAATTCCTGCTAATCAAATGGACACAAAAAAGAACACTAAAGTAAGACTTGTAGGGTTCAAAAATGGCGAACCTCTTCTTAGAGAAGTAAGCGGAGAATAATATGGCTGGCATTTTAAAAGAAGGTGATCCGCTTCCCAAGGGCGCTACTGAGATGCCCGATTATTCTTCTATAGTTTTACAAGAAAAACCTACGGCTAGGTGGCCTAAAGCATCTGAAAGCAGGGCTTCTGTATCGCCGGAAGGATACCTTACGGCACCAAAAGTCAACGTAGGTGCGGATGTTGCCAAAAGCGGGCTTTCACAAGCTGCTCTTGGTGTGGTCGCAGACATTCCGGGAATGATTGGCGGTGTCGGACAACTTTATGATGACGCTATTGGATATATTACGGGGTATTTGCCATTAAGAGGCGCAGAAGCTGTCGGTCTTCTTCCTCGTAACAAAGCTAAAGAAATATATCATGGCGTTAAGGACATCGGAAAATCTCCTGCCGAAAAAAAAGGCTATGTTAGCAAAACTTTTGGAATTCCATTCCCTACCCCTACTGGTATGGAAAAAATGGCTACCAATATTGTCCCCGCTTTAGGTTACCAACCTAAAACTTCTGAAGGCAGATATGTTGGCTCTGCTACTAGATTTGGAACAAGCATGCTTGGACCCGGTGGTTGGAAAAAGGCCTTAGAAGAGGGCGTTCCGGCTATAACAAAAGAAGCATCAAAGCGTCTTGGACTTGGTGCCGCACAGGGCGTTGGTGCAGAGGCTGGCTCTGGCGTAGCGGATATTTTTGGCGCGTCAGAATACGACCCCTATGCAAGATTTGCTGGATCGCTATCTCCATTTTTATTTGGGAAAGCCGCAAAGCCAATTTACAAAACGGCAGAAAAACTTGTTACTCCGGGCAGGGCTGCGGAGCGTGAAATTGCAACTGCTTTTGCCTCTGATACTAGGCGTGGCCTTGCGGGTATGTCGCCGCAGGAAGTTGATAGCATGATGGCACAGGGTATAGAGCCAACATTGTTAGATATTGGCGGTCCATCTGTGAGAGGGCTTGTTAGAGAATTTGGCTATGCTGGCCCAGCAGCGGAAAGCAAATACGGCCAAATGATAAATTATTTTAACGAAAGAACAACTCAGGCAGGTAAAAACTTATCTGAGTGGGTTCAAAAAAACTTTGGCGGAAACCTTACACCGGGTGACGAAGCACTCCTAAAAGAGCAAGCTAGAAAATCTGAAAACAATATATTGTACGGAATTGCTCGCGCTAATCCTAGCGCAGATTTTGTATGGTCTTTTGACTTAGAAAAACTTGCTAAAAATGAGTATGTTAAAAAAGCAATGGATCAAGCCGCAAAATTTGCCGATCCACTAAACCCTGACAGAACAAAAGCATCTATTCCATACGATCCCTCAAAAGGTTATTACCCAAACTTAAACTTTTGGCACGACACCAAAAGAATGCTTGATGGTCATATAAAATCTTTGAGAAAGGCAGGGGACACGGACCTTGCTGATTTTATTGACGTAGAACGCAAAAAACTGTTAGACCAAATGGAAGGGCTTGTTCCAGAATACAAAACTGCGCGTAACACCGCAGCGGAACTTTTTGGGGCGGAAAACGCTCATCAAGCTGGTTTTAATGCCTTTTCAACAGCAAACGAAATAAAAACTGTTAAAAACATTAGCACCGCGTTGAAGCAATTTAGCCCGGAAAACAAACAAGTATTCCGCGAAGGTGCCGCATCGTGGCTGCAACAACAAGCTGCCGATCCTAATTCTTTTGTAAAAAAACTAAACACGCCCAGAACTAAAGCGGCGTTAAAAATGGTTTTTGGCAAAGATGGATACGACAATATTATGTCTGCCGCGCAGGCACAGGCCAAACTTTTAGATTCGCCCATAGCCGGTCAGCGTCCGTCTGAGCCTAATATTTTGAAAGATGTCAGTTTTGCTGGCGCTGGTGCAGCCGCAGTATCGCCTGTTGCAAATGTTTTGCTGTATTCTAATCCAGACATTTTTAACATGGCTGTGATGGCTATGAGCGCCGCTGGTGGTGTCGGCGTTAGGGGGGCGATGACAGCCGCAGAGCGTCGGGTTGCCCCGCATGTATTAGAAATATTGTCATCGACCGATCCAAGTAAACGCGCAAGAATAGTTGAATTGGTTGCAAACGACCCTAACGCTAAAAGTTTTTCAGAAAAATTGGCAAGGGAAGCTATTCGCCTGTCTAAAACTGAAGTTCGGGCAAATCCTTTGTCAGAACCTGAAGTTGAAAACCCCGAATTTCCTGTTGGAGATAGCCGCAGGTATCCGGCAGCAGTAACCGTGGGTGATCGTCAGGGCCGCGCTACTGGCGGTCGGATTATGAACCATAGGTCTGAGGCCGAGAACTTGATCCGTCTTGCTGACAAAACCAAGAAGGCCCTAAATAATTCCACGGAATCATTGCTGTCAGTGTCGGATGAAGCCGTCACTAAGGCGCTATCCATAGCTAACGAGGCTATTTAACCATGCCCTCTTCATTTACGACTAATAAGCTGCTCGAAAAGCCCGCATACAACAGCTACGTCGATGACTGGAACACTCCAGTTAATGCGGACATGGATGACATTGACACTGCCTTTGGCGGTACAACGATCCTGAATGCTACGTCAGCATCTGGCACTATTGTCCTTTCAATTTCCCAATATCGCCCGCCGATTATCGCGGTACAGGGTACGCTGACTGCGAGCGTAAATTACCAGATACCGGCTGGCAAAGGCGGTCAGTGGACTGTCTTGAACAGCACAACTGGTGCTTTCTCGGTCACCTTTTCGTCTGGCGGTGGCGGCACTACGGTGTCGATTGCCCAGACCGCCAGCGTAATTATTGCCTGTGACGGCACCAATGTTGCAGTTGCAAACACCTATGCGGCTGGGGTCACGACTGCGGTCCAGTACAATAGCGGCGGTGTGCTGGCTGGTACGGCTAACTTTGTTCATACCGGCACGAATGTGGGTATTGGGACCTCCTCTCCCGGCTCTAGGCTGGACGTTAAGGGGACCCTGCGCTTATCTGGCTCTACGAGCGGTTACGTTGGGTTTGCCCCGGCTGCGGCGGCTGGCAGCACTACCTACACCCTCCCGGTTGCGGACGGCGCGGCAGGGGCCTTCCTGTCCACTAACGGCAGCGGCACTCTGGCATGGTCCGGTATTTCTTCAGGCGTTACTAGTTTCAGCGCGGGTTCTACGGGCCTGACGCCCTCTACTGCTACGGGCGGCGCTATTACCCTTGCCGGGACCTTGGTAGTCGGCAACGGCGGCACTGGGTCTACTACGGCTGCTGGTGCGCGGGCAAACCTTGATGTCCCGACTAGGACGGGCGGCGACGCTTCCGGGTCAAGCTGGAATATCAGCATCCTTGGCTCGTCAGCCAGTTGCACGGGCAACGCCGCAACGGCTACCAACCCTGCTGGGGGCGGCACGTTTATCACATCGAGCAACATTGCCTCTCAAACCGTTGCCACAGCGGGTACTGCCAACGCCCTGAACGGCAGCAATTCCTATACTGCCGTGGATTTCACGGCCACATCTGACATGCGGCTGAAGGACGTTTCCGGCCCAATTACAGACGCGCTGGACAAGGTGGACGCCCTGAACGGGTTCTACTATCGCAACAACGACAAGGCCCGTTGGCTGGGTCAGGTTGGGAAAAATCAGCAGGTTGGCTTGTCTGCCCAAGACCTACAGGAAGTCTTGCCGGAAGCTGTCAGCCAATGGTCCGTTGATCCTGAGTATCTGGTCGTCGCCTATGACCGCGTTATCCCGTTGCTGGTTGAAGCGATCAAAGAACTGCGGGCCGAAGTTAAGGCGCTGAAGGGTTAAACATGCCTGTTTCAAATCCGGCGCAACTTACAAGTGTTGTAGCCATATTTGGCGGTCCCGGCTCGCTCAGTTCATATTTGGCTGGCGGCGCTTATGTTCCCGCTGGAACAACGGGCGTTAATGGGGCTGTGCCAAGCAGCCTGCCGATACCGCTCTCCAAACTGGCTGGTACAGTTAACTTCACGCCAGTAACCAACACCTACACCAGCGGTTCGGGTAACGAGACCGTTCCGACAAGTGCTTCCAGTGTGACTATTACTGTGGTCGGCGCTGGTGGCTCTGGCGGTGGCTCGTATACCGACTTCGGCTCGGACATCTATAATAGCGGCGGCGGCGGCGGCGGTGCAGGCTATTCGATCATTACCAGAGCGGTCGCTTCCGGCGATTGGGGTACGACAATAGCTTATTCTGTTGGTACATCTGGCGGCGTTTCTTCAACCACTACGGGTTCGCTTGCCGCCGGGGCGGTGTCCCTCACGGGCGGCGGTGGCGGCGCTGGTGGCAGCGCGGACTCTGGTAGCGGCGGCGCTGGCGGCACTGCCGGTACGGCCTCTGGCGGCTCTACCAACACCAGCGGGTCTGCTGGCGGCAATGGCACCGCCAGTATGAGCAGCGGCAACCCCGGCGGCGCTGGCGGTGCCTCTGGTGGCACGGCGTATGGTACTGGCGCAGATGGTGCGAGCGCCCCCGGCACTGCTGGCGCGGTTGGCGGTGGTGTTATTATCTTTGCTTGGACGTAGGAGGCGGCATGGCTTGGGCAGACGTACTAAAAGCGGTAATCCCAATCATAGTGGCGGCTTTAGCTTGGCTGCTGGGGCAGGTGTCGTCTACCAATGAGCGGCTGGTAAAGATCGAGAGCGCGATGCCCGCGCTTATCACCAAGGAAGGCACCCCCACGGACAGCCCGCTTTCCGCCGAACGCCGCGCTATTTTGAAAGACACCCTTCAGCGCGAGATCAACGATCTTCATGTTCGCGTCATGCTACTTGAGCAATTAGATAAGAGAAATCTATCTCGCGGGGAATAGCGTCCGCGCTTTAAAGACTAGCTGTACCATAAAAGGTACGTCGCCCTTGGCGGCGAAGAGGGCCTTGGCAAGAGCGTAGGGGTTTATCCCATTCTCTTGCCAAAACTCCTCCTCCCCCATGGAGTGCTGCGCCTCTGGCCCATGCACATGGTGCCTAGGACATAAAGGCACTACTCTCCAATCATCTGGCTTCTGCCCCATACCTGTATGCGAAACCCCTTCCTTTGCATCCGGGTATCTGACATGGGCCACATGTACTCCTACAGTCCCACAGATGACGCACGGAAGCTGGGCTATGTAGCCCTTATGCTTCTTGTCCATTACTCGTGGCCTACGTTGCATCATGTGTAAATCTAGCTACCCTCTTTTTGAGTTCTGTCATTGGGCGGAGTTTAGATTTATGAATGTAATGGTTTATTATACCATACCCAAAATCTTTTGTCGGGGCTTTGCTTAGTTTGGAACCATATTCCCAGCCCAAAAGTGTCGCTGGCTTACCCTCACCGTTATATTCTGCCAATACATAAATATCGGCAAAACTTTTTCCGGTTTCGTGAATAAGATGGTATGCCTTCCTAGCGGTTTTTACGTCCACCGTGAATAGCAGCGGGACAACAAAATCTATCCCTTTGTCTCCTCCGGGCCGCTCTGACAAATCACAGGCTATGCCGCTAAACATGGAGAAGGCAACTTCTCCGTCTATTCCAACGCCTTCATAATTATCAGAAAGCGGTCGGCTGGACGAATGATTTTCGTGTAGTTCGTGCCTGTTAATAGCCGCCTGAGAAAGATATTTTTGCGGGTCATTCACTGTTTTTTACCTTGGAAACGCGAACAATGGTGGAGCCGGGAAACATCTTTAGAACGGCTCCTACCATGTCCACGGGCGCTAAAAAGGGATGTCGTCGTCCAGTCCGATTGTGTCAATTTCGGAATGTCTTACAGGCTTGCTACCAACTGGGGCGTTAGTCTTGGGAACATCTTTTGGCTTATTGGCAATGCTCATGAATTTGCCCTTCTTGCCTTCCTTAATCCAAGAAGATAACCAATGTTCTGATTTTAAATTGCAATGGGGGCATTCAAAAGTGTAACTCCCAGTATAATCTGGGTGCGTATCTTTCTCCTTCCTGTCGTTCTTGAACAGGACGCCGCTATTTGTGTTGTCATACTCAGGCATTTTTAATCTCCTTGTTAATCTCTTGACGACGTTCATCAATACGTTGGTGCAGATATTCATAAGTTACAGTGCTAGCCTCGCGTATATCTGCAATCCGCTGGGCATTCTTTTTCAGAAACCAATCTAATTCTTTGGCGTCTGAAATTTGCTTGACCTCTGAAAGTATGGATTTTGCTTCCTCAACGTGGGCAACTTCTACTTTCTTTGGTTCGGCTTTCTTTACAGGAAGCGGGATGATGGTTGCAGACGCTGCATTGCCATCGTCATCTTCAGGGGCAATTCCCATGATTGCCATCAGTCCATAACGACGCGCATAGGTATAGGCACTCCCCAGCCCCTGCATGTCGTTCTTGGCAATGATCAGGGGGGTATAGCCCTCCATCCATTGCCCAGAGGTGTGGTACAGGCGGGTAATTAGCCGGTCGCCCTCTTCAGTGATGGACTGCCAAATAGCCAAGCCGTTCCTGTCCAGAGCGTCTGAACAGGCCTCCATAACCGCTTCAAGGTTAGCGTATTTGCTCTTGAAATGAGGGTTACTAGCGGTTTTCTTGACTGAGCCAATTGTATGCTCGGCTTTAATGTACGCAGGGATAATCTTGTCTGTATCGGTACTAGTTTTCATCTACTTCTCCATCGCTATCATCAATGATCCGGCCTTGTTCCGTTTAATCTGAACTCCGTAACCGGTCGCTTTACCAACATCGTTGCCAATCAGGCTTTTGAGGGCCTTAGCGGCATTTTCATGGGTCTTTGCGGCATCCTTGTGTGCCAGCCAATCGACAGAATGCATGGCCCAGACGTTATTGCCGGTCATGTCTACTGTCCGAAGGGCCTCAAATGGCACAGGAGCCTCCTGCGGGGCGAACCCCTCTGGCATGGTGTTGGATGTCACCGAGTCCCAAAACCGCTTCTCAACGTCCAGCAGGGTCATCAGATACCCATCATCGCGCTCGACTTCGATTATTTCATGTTTCTGAGTGCCTAGGAACAAAGAGAGAACAGCCCACTTCGCACCTGCAATATGCATATTATGGTGAAGCTGGGGCATATACCGCACCTTAACCTCGTCCGCATTGCTGAAGGCGTTAACGTGCTTTGCCTCCCAGATCGCCGGATGTCCGGCCCCTGTAGTAGTCATACCGTCCAGTTCGCAGCGCATGTAGGGTATACTGGGTGCCACCATTTGGAGGTTCCTGTCCGTCACCTCCCGACCCGTAGCGTGGGTGTAGAAGGCGGCGTTTAACCCCTCTGTCAATGAGCCGATCTGCACCGGCAGCACCCACGACAGGTCTTCTGGGTCCATCAGCCCTAGCTTTTCGTGCCAGAGCCGGTGAATTTTTTCGGGATCGCCTGCCATAAGGATGTTTGCGTCTGAGCCGCCAATCCCGCTTCGTCGGGCTTCGTGCCATTCCGCGCTTTTATCAAAGGCCATTTCATCTCCTATCAAATCTAGCCGTCCGGCAAGCTACAGATTGTTCTTAAATACACAAGGGGTAAAATCGTTCTTGCTTTGGTACGGGACATACTGTACCGGTACGAACCATGACCAAAACATCATTCAAAACAATCATCGACCTTTGGCCCACCTACGAGGAACTTGCCATCGTTATGGGGGTTACGCCGCATGCCGTGAAACAGATGCGGCACAGGAACTCCATTCCTGCTCGATACTGGGTTTTGATTGTAGAGGCCGCTGCCGATGAAGGTTATGGCATGATTTCATATGAGAAACTTGCCTTGATGGCCTTTGAAAGGAGTCTTTAGTGCGTGACTTTTTTACCGTTGTCTTTAACGGCACGGTCGAAGATTTGAAGACAAACCCATTGTTTGTGAAGTCTCCATTTGGAGTTCCAGAGCATGTAACCAATGGCGATGTAATTACAGAAGTTGAAGAATTGCTAAATGTTAAACGCGAATTGGTAGCCGCCCTTAAAGAATGCAGAACTGCTTTAGATTCCATCCCGATCACGGCATATGGTTCAATAAATGTAGACCATTGCGTTAGTGTGGTGGACAAGGCTTTGGCAAAGGCCAGAAATGTTTGATGAGTATCCGATTGTTGGACTTCTACTTACTGGTACAATAGTTTTTGGCATTTATTGGATTGTAGTTAGATTGATTGGAGGTTGAGATGAGTAATGAACCGTATTCAGAACAATACCGTGTTCTGGCGGAGGACTGGGTAGACAAAGACGCTGCCGCCCGTCTGTACGAAGAAACAAAATCAATAGAATTGGCCCGCAGGAAAAGCCTGCTGAACGATATGACGGACGCAAAGGCCGAAAGAATTGTTCGGTCAAGTCCAGAGTGGGCGGACTACATCAAGCGCATGGTCAATTCAAAGACTGACGCTAACAAGGCTCGCCTTAAACTAAAAGTTCTGGAAATGCGGTACTACGAAAACCAATCCCAGAATGCCACAGCCAGAGCAGAAATGAGGATGGGATGAAGGGCATAACAGAAAAACAAAAAGACACTTTGGATTTTATTGTTTCTTACATGGCTAAGAACGGTATTGCGCCGACTTTTAGTGAAATGCTCAAAGCCTTAAACGTAAAATCAAAGGCCCGCGTACACGAAAATGTATGCGCTCTTAGAGAGCGTGGTTATATTGATTTTTCTCCAAGGCGGGCGCGTAGCATAACGGTTTTGTTCCCTGAAGAGGGTTGTCCAAACTGGGAAAACGTCGCACGGGCGTTATTCCTTCAGAACCGGATACTGCGTAACTTTGTTAGTTCTAAGGGTTGGGAGGCTGATCTTCCTCCTTTAGAATTGCCATGAGCGCCGGGTTTGAGATGCTTGAGATGGTCCAGAAGACCGTCCAAGAGCGTGGCCGGGTATATGGCTCTGCAAAAGAAAACATGGAGGTCACCGCCAAGCTATGGTCGGTGGTTCTCAATACAGAGGTTACGGGCATTCAAGTTGCCCTATGCCTTAACCAGCTTAAAATTGCTCGTCTTATACAGACCCCTACGCATAGCGACTCCTGTACCGATCTGGCTGGCTACGCTTACGTCCTCAGGGAGTGTCAGGAATGACTGGCAAGAGAACGCGAGACAACGTGCCAAATGCTGAGTTGTTGGATTGGGCGTCTCGCCATGAAGACGCAAAATACATACGGCATTACACCAAATCAGTGGAGTTGATCCAAGTGTCTGCCAAGCGCGGCATGAGCCGTAACGCTATGGCAAAGATTTGGCCGCAAAAGCTGTTGTATTTAGTGCTTGGCCGTGAGGAGCCGAAATGAGAAAGCCCGTAATACCAATTATTGATTATATTAAAAACCCGCGCATCATTGATCGTTTTTGGGATTACGTTGACAAATCAAATGGCCCGGATGCTTGTTGGCCGTGGACTGGAAGCGTCTCAAAAAACGGGTACGGAAATTTTAAGGTCGTTAGCTATGTATCTATCAGAGCAAGCAGATTTGCCTACGCTGTTACTCACAAGCGAGACCCCGGTGCCATGTTTACTTGTCACACTTGCGATAATCCGCCCTGTTGCAACCCCGCGCATTTGTGGCTTGGTGATACCAAGGCAAATTCGCATGACATGGTAAAAAAGGGCCGTAGCCATACTGGTCCGCAAGATGGTCATAACAACGGCAACGCCAAGTTGAGCGCAGAGGAAGCCGCAAAGATCAAGGAATGCATCCTCGCCGGTATGAACAATATAGCCATAGCGGAAATGTTTGGAATTACACATTCGCTTGTGAGCCGTATTAGGCGCGGTAAAGCGTGGGGCGACGTTCCTCTGACCAAGAAATATTCTAGCATTATCAAGCAAAATGCAGATGTTGCAGAGGAGCCGAAATGACCGACATGATTGAACGGGTGGCGAAGGCTATTGATGCGGATAGGCGTGGTTGGGCATTGGTGCCGCCCGAAGGCGCGACTGATGAAGACCGTTGGAAGACCTACACACCTATAGCCCGCGCCGCCATCGCCGCTATGCGGGAGCCTACGGATAGGATGGTGCATGTTGGTACAATGGCTAATTTGCGCCAAGACGGGTTTTTTATGGGCGGGATTTGGAAAAACATGATCGACGCCGCGCTGGAGGAGAAGAAATGACCGACATACTTGACCGCGTTGCCCGTGCAATTTTTACGGCTCAAACCGGCATCACTAGCGATGAACAATGGGCGCGCACTAACCCTGCGTATCTCCATGAAATAGCCCGCGCCGCCATTGCCGCTATGCGTGACTGTACGCCTGAGATGCTGGACGCCGGATCAGCTGCGCACCCGGCTGGCGGGTACAGGCGCGAGACGCTGCTAAACGACATCATCGAGTGCGAGTGGGTGGCGATGGTGGATGCCGCGCTGGAATGTTCTACGAAACCCGATGAGAAATAAAGGAGCGACGGCGTGAAGTTAATAATTGGTGATTACTGGTATGAACACGATACCCTGCGCGGGCTTGTGTTGGCGGTGGTCTGCCACAGGCTGTGGCATTGGTGCCGTGGCGACGGCTGGATTGATTGAAGGGAGGGTAAATGATTCAGTTCACCCTCCCCATGCCCCCATCAATGAACAGCATATGGCGCGGCAAGGCTAAGGGCGTTTACCGCTCTGCTGAGTACATCCAGTGGATCATAGTGGCCGGAAACATGCTCAAGACTTACAAAATCAAGCCGGTCAAACCACCTTACGTTGTGGACTATGAGTTTGGCCGCAAAGTCACCAAGAAGGGCGTGGTGTCCAAGACCCGGATGGACGTAGCCAACCGGGAGAAGGCCCTGAGCGACCTACTACAGAAGATGGGCGTGATTGAGGATGACTGCATGATCGACGATATGCGCCTGCGCTGGTCGCAGGATGTTGGGCCGAGCATGGTCCGGGTATCAGTGGGGACAATATGATTTGGACAGATAAACACATTAAGCAGCTACAGGATTTGTGGGTTAAGGGTAGGACCAGCGGCGAGATCGCAATACGGCTGAAAACTACGCGCGGCTCAGTGATGGGGAAGATACGCCGACTCAATATCCACCGGAAAAAGCCGGTCAAGACTAAGGCCGTAATTGTTAAAAAGCCTGCCGCCAATTACGCCGTGGCGCGGGTGCCTAAACTCTGGTTTGGGGTCTGTGATGCCGTATCCAAGTTGCAGCCTGAGCATTGCCGCTGGCCGATTGGTGATACAAAAAAGCGCGATTTCCGGTTCTGCTGTAAGCAAAAGACGCCTACAAGCCCTTACTGTCAGGAACACAAAGACATTAGTTGGGTCCCGCCGTCAAAATACTACAAGCGGTAGGGATTTATTTTATAACCAGCCAATGTAAGCTGGGCGGGCGGGAGAGGATCAGGCGTCCTCAAACCCGCCCGGAGCGGAAGAGGGTCAAGCGCCCTCAAAACCGCTCTGAACATAACGCATTCGAGGTGCGCCATGAACGAAGAATTATACTGCGTTGCACGGCTTTGGGCAACGCTATGAAATACTATCAGCACCACATTGGGGACTACATCAAGGCGACAAGGCACCTGTCTCCGCTAGAGGACGGCCTGTATCGTAGGCTGCTCGATCAATACTACGCCAGCGAGGCCCCCTTACCCCTTGGTCTGACCGAAGTCAGCCGCCTTGTTGGGGCGAAAACTGCCGCTCAGAGGAAGGCCGTCGAATCCGTCCTGAACGAGTTTTTTGAAAAAAATCAGTTCGGGTGGAACAACAAGCGAGCCGACGCTGAAATCCTGAAATTCAGGGACAAGTCAGAAAAGGCAAAGATTTCAGCTACTTCAAAATGGAAGGCTGTGCGTTCGCATAGCGATGGCATAGCGAACGCAGTGCCTCCGCATAGCGATGGCAATGCTAACCATAAACCAATAACCAAGAACCAAGAAAAGAAAGAAGAAAGTAGTAGGGGCGCTGACGCGCCCGAATACGCTTTCGTGGGGAAGGGCCTCAAGCTGACCTACGGCGACTTCGACCGTTGGAAGAAAGCCTACAGCGCCATCCCAGACCTCGCAGCCGAACTGGAGGCTGCGGATGCCTACTACCACCAGAACCCCCCAGCCGATGGGAAGTTATATTTTCCCGTGAGCAACTGGCTGAAGCGGGAACATGCCAAGCTGGTCAAAGCCGAGAAGGATGCGCGGGATGACCGGAACCGGATTTACTGACCGGCTGCGGGCCGAGGGGGTCAAACTCCGCGAGCGTATCGGGGAGCAGCGGGTCACTTGCCCGAAATGCCAAGGCGGCAGCGGCAAGGAAAAATCTCTGGCCGTGCAGGTCAGGACCGACAGCGTAATTTGGATTTGTCACCGCGCAACGTGCGGTTGGAAGGGAGCCTTTTATGATGAAACTAACACCAGAAGCCATAGCCTACGCAGCCACACGGGGGATCAGCGAGCAGACCCTTACGAAAATGCGCGTCGTCGGTGGGCCAGCAAAATTCGGGGATGAATTACTGCAATCAATTACCTTTCCGTATTTTAAAAATGGGGAATTGGTTAATTATAAATCCCGCGCTATTTCTGAAAAGAAATACAAACAAAAATCCGGTGGCCTCCAAGTTGGGTACAATTGGGACTTGGTTCGCCAGTCCACTCTGGAGGAAGTTTGGATTGTCGAGGGCGAGTTCGATGCCCTTGCGCTTGTCGAAGCCGGGGTCTCCCCGGACCGGGTGATCTCTGTCCCGGCTGGCGCTCCGCCGGGGGAGTCCGAGGACCCTACCGGTTCCAAGAGGTACGTCTGGGCCTTTGAGGCGCTCGCTGACGGCCTTTCAGGGGCTGGCCGGTATCTGATAGCCACCGACAATGACGGGGCTGGGAGGGCGCTTAGAAGCGATCTGGTGGCAATTCTTGGAAAAGCCCGTGTTTGCTTTGTGGACTGGCCGGAAGGCACCAAGGACGCCTGCCAGTACCTCATGGAGAGGGGCAAGGAAGAACTGGCATTCTACCTCAGCCGGGAGGTCAAGCAATGGCCCGTGAAGGGCCTCTACACGATGTCACAGGTGCCTGAACCTCCGGTCCTCGAATTATGGGATTTAGGATTTTCTTTTGAGAATAAAATTAATTTCGCGCCGACCACATTATCGGTTGTCACCGGATTTCCGGGTCACGGGAAGTCCCATCTGATGCAGGCCGTCTGGTTTAACATCGTGCGGGACTACGGGATCAAGGTGGCGATGTTCTCGGCTGAGACCCGGATCAAGCCGTTTCTGCGCCGGAACTTGCGCCAGTTTTTCCATGCCATGCCGGAATGCCAGATGGACTCGCGCCAGCTACGGGAGGCCGATAACTTCATCGAGGCCCATTTTGTCCTGATGGACCCCGGCGATGATGTCCCGACCATGCCGTGGATGATCGACAGTATCGAGATCGCCACCCAGCGGTACGGGTGCCGTGCTGCCGTAATTGACCCTTGGAACAAGATCGAGGAGGATTACGATCCCCGGAAAGAGACCGAAACCCGGTGGATCGGGCGCATGCTGGACCTGTTGATCCAGATGAGCCGGGGCCTCTCGATCCATACCCAGATCATCGCGCACCCTGCCAAGCCGGATGCAGCCTTCAGAAAGTCTCCGCCGGACCTGTACAGCATCAGCGGTTCCCAGCACTGGGCGAACCGGGTCGATTTGGGCTTGTGCGTTTATCGGGAGAAGCTGATCGAGGGTGCCACCCGCCAGACTGGGGCGCAGCTAAAAGTCCTCAAGTCCCGCTTTCAGGAACTGGGCTGGCCCTGCTCGCATGAGATGGATTACGATATTGAGAAGGGTACGTTCCGCTGTACCGACTATGAGACACGGTTAGAGACAGCCATGGCGAAGGTATGAAAAAGGGCCGTCACAAGGACGGCCCTTAATTATTTTTTGGGAAATTCTATAATTTTTGCTGGCGGGTCCAGAAAAGTCAGTTCGTCCTCATCAAACGTCCCTAGTTCTGGATCATCAGGGCAATAGAAGCCGGACCTGCCGGTCCAGTATTTGTATTCAGGGACCGCCACGACTTCTAGGGGGCCAAAGTCGTAATGCTCGACCAGTATTTTGCGGGGTTCACGCATCTGGGGCCTCAAATCCTAAAGAGCAACGCTGTTCCCATTTTTCTGCCGCATAGGCCGGGTTTTTGTCCCAAGCCTGTATGTCGGAGCCAGAACAATCATCATTATCGCACCAGATAACAAACCCGCCGCAGAAATTGTCAGCGGTCAGGGGTGCGCTGCCGCAGACAGGGCAGACATGGAAATTGGTATTCATCAGCCCCAGTCCTTCTTTGCGCCGGATTCCGCATTATCGGCCCAACCAGCGGCATAGGCTGCGATCTCGTCTTCGGTCATGCCGTCTTTGCCAATGTAATTGCCCTTGCCCGTGCCGCCGGTCCAGTAATGAGGGGCGAAGGGGCGGCTGTACCAATTATCAGCCGATCCCCGGTCCCATGGTCCGCCGTGGCGCTTATCGTATTCCATGTCAGTTACTCCAAAAGGCTGGGGGCCGAAGCCCCCGCCGGGGTTAGGCCGCGACGGCCATGGGGTGCTTAATGGCCTCGACCACATCACTCATTTTGCGGTCAGCGGCGGCATCAACTGCTACAATATTCTTGTCCTTCAAGGCCTTGCGGACAGCGGGCGTGTCGAGGGTGGTACGCTGTAAAGCCTCAATCTCGGTGGCTTTGAAGCCCACGGCTTTCAGGCTGTCTTCTGTAAAGGTCAGGGTTTCTTTCAAGTTCAGTTCAACCGTGTAGCCAGTGCCGACCAAAACAGGCTTGCCGTGCTGAATTACGGCCTTGCGAGCATTGTCGTAAGCCTTTTTGGCGGCATCAAGGGCATCGTAAGCAGCGCCGAAATTGTCGGCCAATTTGGTTTCAATGTTCATAATCTCAACTCCATCTATCGGGGCCAGAATTGGCCGGTCAATCAACACAGACGTTATCGGCCCAATGGGCCTGTGGTGTCAAACGGAAAATGGAGGGAATTGCAAAATATTTGCTGAATACCCTCCTTGTTGGCCGATTAAACGCAAGAAAACCTATATGTTTCAGGTACATAAATCGGCCAAAAATAATCGGCAAATCGGCGGCTGATTAAATTTACGGATTAAAGGGGGGGGTAACCGGAATTACCCCCCCCCTGTCATTTAACAAAGCCCTACATTCCGGCCCCTGTCACATAACAAGTCCCCACAGACGGGCCGGGAGGGTGTCAAGCGGCCCTCCACCCGTCAAACCGGGCCTGCTGGTCCTTGAGGT